GCTGAGTACGATGCCAAGGTTAAGACTCCTGTTTATAACTATGGCAACGGTGGCTACTACGGCAAGAACTACTACACAAACAACACAAAGTTCTGCCACAAAACAAGACAGTGGATTGCAGACGACGATGCTGTGGGAAAGAACCTACCCAGACAAGGGAACAATACTGGGACTCAGTCTGGGACGGGTAATCTAATACTAAGGGACGGAAGATTAATCCAAGTTAATATGCTTAAGCGTTATGCCAAGCAATTCAAACAGGAGATGGGACGTAAGCATCTTGGACTGCAAGAATTAAAGGATTACATAGAAGCTATATTCAACATGCTAACAACAGAGGAGACAAAGAGTGAATCAAACAACACAACAGCAACGCTATAGCATGGTGTATATGACAAGACATAAGGATATTATTCCTGAGTCTGTCACTAATACACCTATCACTATCATCGGCGCTGGTGCTATTGGTTCTCATGTATCCATGGGACTAGCACGAATGGGATTCGCTAATCAAATGGTGATGGACTTCGACACTGTCGACGAGTTCAACATGGGATGCCAAGGTTATATGCCCAGCGATATCGGCAAGCTCAAGACAGATGCGCTAGCTCTAAAGTTCAACGAGCTAACAGGCAGCAGGCTATCCACTATGGGTAAGTACAGTGGTGGATATATTCCCGGCCGTATTATTATTGCAGCAGCAGATAGCATGGCAGTGCGCAAGTTGATATGGGAAAACAGTAAGACTGCAAACCTATTCATTGACATCCGCATGGCCGCTGAGTACGCTCTTATCTATACTTCAAAGATGGAAGGGTATGATAAGACATTGTACTCTGACGAGTCTGCCGAACAGGAGAGATGCACAGCTAAGGCCACAGTCTACACTGCTATGCTAGCAAGTGGTGCCGTGTGTAAAATTGTTAAAGACCATCTGGTTGATAACAAGAATACAAGGAGTGTCGTATGGAACATACAATCAAACGATTGCCGCTGGTTCAATGCGTGATCTGTTTCGGTGAATGTAAATGCAAGTACAGAGTTTACGAAGAGGATGATGCAAATGAATACAACAAAGAACATGATGGTAGCGATAGACATCGAGACAGTGAGCCAAGGACAAAGAGCTAACGCTTACACTGACGGACTCATGCCTAAGACTGGCAATCTAAAAGACCCTGCCAAGATTAAGGTAGCGATTGAAGAGAAGAGAGAAGAGGCAAGATCAAAGCATGGACTACACTGGTGGACTGGTAAGATTATCAGCGTTGCCATGTGCGGTGTTGACCATAAGCTTGAGCATGTTATAGCTGGTCATGACGAGGCTGATATATTAACAGAGCTTGCCAATAGTTTGAATCATAAAGCGGTAACACTGGTAGGTAAAAACTCTAAGGACTTTGACTTCCCGTTTATGATAGGCAGATACATGGCCAACAACCTATCAGTGCCTAGAGTTTTTAAAGACAGAAGTAATTCACTGGATGTTATGGATATATTCTCTAGGAATATGTCATCAGCACAGTATGGCAAGCTTGCTGATTACGCTCATGGTCTAGGCTTAGGTGAAAAGTTATTACATGGTGGTATGGTACAGAATTTATATAACGAAATTCTTGCAGGCGACATCAGTAAATGGAAGGACATTACTGATTACAATATGCAAGATGCAAAGCTTACGGCTGAAATAGCAAGGAGATATTACTATGCGTGATATGACAGGTAAGTGTTACTACATTGGCAAAGGTGACAGTACATCAATGCTTGCTTTTGTATCTAACGAAGAGGCAATAATGATGTACACAACCAGTCCTCCACTTATTATCTCAGATGCAATGGAGGCAATAATACGCAGGATGGCGCAATCCAAAGACATAGAAGAGAGAGCATTGGCAGATGGACTAATGGAATACGCAGGCAATATGTATGAGTGAGAAGGTAAGATTGGTTAGAAGTTTAGGTACTAGAATGCATTACGCTCATGGCAAGTACAATACAATTATGAACCTTGAGGCAGTGAGGCAGATACTAATAGACGGAGAGGACATAGAAGTTGTTCCGTCTAATAGATTTGAACCAACGTCGCCACCACATTTAGAAAGGAACTTGCTACTATCTATACTCAGAGTTCAAGAATGTGAAGGGCGAGAGATTGGTGATCTGTTGAATAGGATAATAAGAAATGGAGGGCTTAGCAATTACGCCGAGCTATTAGAGAGGAGAGTGTTAAATGGTAAACCCAACAGCGGAAAAGTTTGCAAAGGAAATGAGAAGAAAGATGGCAGAGAAGAACGTGAACAACAAGACCATCTCTGAGTACACAGGTGTATCAACCAGCTCAGTGGCCAAGACGGCCAACGGTTCAGTCGATGCGCTCGCTAGTAACTACGCGAAGATATCGGCAATGCTTGGTATCAATTTGAATTGCTTGAAGGAAGCATCTGGCATCGTTGAGATTGCGCCACAGATTAAGAAGTACCCTAATCATAAAGGTTCATTGCCTAGAGCTAGCAAGAATAAATTAGAAGAGATGTTTGAGTCACTGTCAAAGGAACTCTCTGACCTTAAGCAAAGGCTAGGTGAGCAATGAGAAGAGATCAGTTCATAATGATGATGGACATGGTTGCGCTTCATCAGTTCGAGAAGGGTGAAGGCTGCTGTCATTCTATTTACGCTGTCTTCACATTAAAGGATAGGCTAACAGCAGATAAAGCGCAGCGCCTATTCGCAAAGCTTATCCGTCCGACGATGGGAAGAAAGGATAACTATGCTTACTGGCTAACCATTGGTGATGATTATACAAGTTCGCCTAATGGCAGGCTGTATCGAGATTTGTGCCTTGGACTATTTAAAGAGTTAGTATTAGAGCGTAAGCTATATAGGCGTTTATGGTGACAATAATTCGCAGGCTGATATGCTTTGATTGCGGAATCAACTGTGATCTGTACGAGACAGAGCATGAGCATGGCGTCAGGAATATAATGTGCAAAGATTGCATAAGAGAGCAGGAGAAAGACAGCGATGAAGACTAGGAAGAAAAAGAAACTAACCGCGACGATGTGGGCGGTGAAATATAAAAATAAATTGTTCACGCACAAATTGTTTCGCACTAAATTGGAAGCAATCGACTCAATGACAAGCGGCGGACTTTATTGTAGCTGGAAAGAATTGGCTTATCTAGGCTACCGCGCAATCAAAGTAAAGGTGACTGAAATATGAAATGGAGTGACAGTATTAATATGTCTTTAAGTCACAGAGATATTGAAATATTCAAGCACTCATTAGAGCTATTAAGAAAAAAGATTGCAAAATCTGCATCTGTAGAGCGTAGCCATTTTGGCGCTGGAAGCTTAACAGAGCTAGAAGAATATATTGAGCATTTACAGAGATGCATTGATGCGGCGTTAGAAAATCAAGTGATGACTACAGGTGAATAATATAGGCAATCAAGCTGAGGGGGGATTATGACATTTATAACACAGAAACTTAAGCCGTTTACCGTTCCTGATTTTGTTACAGTGGAAAGCGTTCCAAACCAAAGGCAAAATGGCGTAGATTTTAAGGAAGGTATCCATATTAGGGACGTACCAAGAGAAACACTTGAAAAAATGTGCGAAGAATTTAAAGCGGTTTTGTTGCAAAAAGCTGGTTATGAAACTATAGATAATCAAGGTTAGGGGGATTTATGGATGACGGAAATATTGATGATTACGATGGGTACTCCATGGAAACAAGCGATGTTAAAACAGTCACAATCGTAGCAGCGGAGTACGCGAAATTAAAAGCGATAGACGCAAAAGTGAAAAAGCTAAAATCATTATTGCTATTAACTGACCCAGTAGTTTCAATGAATGAAGTAAACGGAATTGCACTTGAACAGTGGCAAGAATTTATTAAATGTTTTCCAGATGAGGCGTGAGATGAAAGAATTTCCAGACTTAATACCTATTTTAATTATAGTAAATTTAATCACAGCATTTGTTTACGGATTAATTTATGCAGGGTGGTCAATAAAATGAGCGCAGGATTTTTGATTAGTGATATTGGGATAGATAAAACTGCAAGTTATTTTGACTTAACGCGCGAGCAGGTGTTGGCGATGATGGCAGGCGGCGCAACTACTTCTGATGATATTTACAGACTGAAAAAAGCAGGCAAAGAGCTTAGGGAGTTAATTGAAATGGCAAAAACACCTGATAGCGGTAGTCCTAATTATTTACCTAACGGAGTACCGCAACCTAAAAAAGAAAAATCACAATGGGGGAGAAAATGGTTTTAAGAATTATAATGTTGTTACTGCTACTTGCCTGCGAAAAACCACAACCGCCGACACCTAAGCCGGAACCTGTGCCACCTGTAAATGTTGGCGAGTTAAGTAGAGGGTTCACATTAGACAACGTGGAAAATATTTCAGGCATTGTTAAATCAATCAAAGCGATGCCGTTCAAGCCGTCTGTTCGAATAGTGTTCGATTTCCCCGAAAAGCCAGCAGGTTATCGAGATGCAGTTGAGTCGATTTGCCAGATTGCTACTTGCTTAGGTCAACCAAGTGACTCGGTTTATAGCGGTAAAATGTCAGTGACGCAATTTAAGCAGCGATTTAAAGAATACGTTGACGCCTTTCCTCAAATTAATTATTGGGAAACAACAAACGAAGCCAATATGTGCGACGAGTGCGACCCTGTAAGTAGAACAAAACTAATTATAGCACAGGCCGACGAGGCATTAAAGATTGTTAAAGCTGCTGGAAAAAAATCGGTCTTTGTGCCATATTGGAACACTAAAACCTGCGCCGACAACAATGGGGATTATTATGAATGGACAGTTAAAAATATTTCTGCATACGTTAAAGCCGAAACGGATATTGTTGCACTTAGTGTCTATGGTTTTGATTGTGATGGCAGCGAACCTAGTCATACTATGCTTGATCGTGAGCTTGATAGGTTTGCCAGCTTATTTCCCAAAGCACACATTATGGTTGGTGAATATGGCAAGCAAGGCTCGACAAGTATTATGCGACATTATCTATCATATCGACGCATTGGATTCGGCGGTTATTGGTGGGGAAGCCAAGACTTAATTAATACCAGTGGTGCTATGTGGAAGGAGTTTGTAAAATGAAATGTCAAAGATGCGAGAAGGATGATGGAAAAGATTTACGCTACAAATTAAAGTGGACGATGTTCGGCAAGTTATTGTATCCACCACTACAGTCTTATGAAAAGCTGGGAGAGATAGAGATGGATATTTGTGGTGAATGTTCAGAACAATTAGTAAAGGTTAAGTATGCAGATAAAAACGAATGATACTAATGCACGTATTGAGCGTGTGACTTCACTGTCGATGGCAGATAGTGGCAAGGGTAAGACATACTTTATCGGGACGATCTGCAATCATGGCAAGCCGTTTATAATAGACACTGAGGGTGGGCTGGCAACGATAGCAAATAAGCAATTTGATTATGTCAGTGTTAACTCTTGGGAAGAACTAAGAGAAGCATGTGCATGGTACTACAACAACTGGCAAGCGAAAGGTTATACGCATCTAGTCATAGACTCTATCACTAGGGCGCAGCAATACCTTGTCAACCAAGTAAGTAAAGATGGCAAGCTAACACAGTCGCAGTGGGGCGAAGTGCTTACGCATCTGCGTGTGCTAATTGACAAGCTCACAAAGACATGCCCTACTAGTTTGCACATGACCGCTATGGCAATGGAGTCGAGAGATGAATTGACTGGAGCGATCAAGATATACCCAAACATACAGGGTTCATTCAGGTATGACTTGGCCGGATATTTTGATATAGTCGTGTACCATAATTGCGGAGAGCGTGACGGTAAGCAAGTGTACTGGATTCAAACGCAAGGCGATGAACGTATATTAGCTAGGTCTAGGTATCAGCAAGTGAAGGAATTTAAAAAGATAGAACTAAATAACTATTGCATTATCGCAGAGTTATTAACTAACGGAGGAACAAAATGACAATGGACTTTAACTTCTTTAAGCCTACTCAGGAAGATTTCGATGAGGCGTTGAAGGATGTAACGAATCTAAAACACAATGAATCCTATAGCTTTCTAATCACGGAGGTTAAAGAGGACGTTGACAATGAAGGAAAGCCACGAGTTATACTTAAGACAAGTATCCTTGACACTGACCAGAAAGGTAAAAACTATAGCTTCTTTATCAGAAGCAACCCGACTGGGAAGAGACAGTGGATTGAAATCCTTAGCTGCTTCTACTCTCATGAGCAGATCATTGCTGGGTTATCTCCTGCCTCTTTAGTCGCTAAGCAGTTCAGCTCGACCTGTAAAGTGACCGCGAAGGACGGGAAGGAGTATGCTAACTTTTATACTTTCAAGCCTACTACTAAGACAGATGACATACCTTTTTAGCCCGACAGATATAATCACTTACGCTTCCCGATTTGTAGGAACACCCTACACTTGGGGAGGCAGTAGTGCTGATGAAGGATTTGATTGCTCAGGCTTTATCTATGAAGTTCTTAGCGCGTATGGAGTAGAGAAGCCAGCGATCAGACCTACAGCACAGTCGCTCTATGAGTTCTACTCAAGACGCAAGCCGCTTATGTCAGAGGTCAGGGCAGCATCGCTTCTGTTTTTTGGCGAATCTCTAGATAAGATCACACATGTAGCAATCGCTAATAACGATTGGCAAATGATTGAAGCTGGTGGTGAAGGAAGCAATGCTAATAGAAAAGGCACCGTAAGATACAGGCCAATAAGCAATAGGAAAGATTTCCTAATTGCTGTTAGCATACTTTAACAGGAGAGCAATATGTTCATCTACAACCCGAAGTCTGGAAAAGGAATCCAGATAGACAAAGATGTCTACGTCAAGTATGACAGGAAAAAGAAAAGAGTTATCGTCATCTGCCCTGAGACAGTTAAGCTTAGAGTAGTTGAAGTGCCAGACAGCTACGATGACATGAAGATACTTGAGACTGCTGTGAAGCTTGCACCAATGGGAGCATCCAATGCCATCACCACTGTATAAACAGAAGTGTCATAAGTGTGGCAACCAGTACAAGTATGATATCAACTTTGGTTATAGCTGTGACCCATGCCGAGTGTATCCAACATGCACAGTATGGAGCAAGAAGAACAACCATGAGAACGTGATACGCAATTGCTTGCGCTGTTCTAGAAGATTTAGAATAGAAGGGAGAGATAACCATGTCTGCGCTAAATGTAAACAATCAAACGACTGGCACGATACTTAAGTATTACGCCATCAAACGTGGTGATACATACGCTGGCCATCAGCTTGCACCGCTTTATTCAATAGACGTACTAAGAAAGATATTGAACAAGCCGCCGCATGAGATGCACGAAAGCATTATAGACTACGACGAGATGGGTAATCCTATTGGATGTCCACTGTATGTCGACATTGATGACCAATGGAATCTACCAGAGGCATACGAGACAAGTAAATATATATGCAGTGCGATCTCTGAATGTTTTGGAGCAGAGCCTATCCTGTACTACAGTGGAGGCAAAGGCTTTCATATCATAGGCCCTGTGTATATCAGACACCCACGCTGCCATGAGATAGCAAAGATGATAGCTCTTGAAATGTCGAAAGATGTTGATGAGCAAGTGTATCGAAGCAGAGGTATGCTAAGGATACCGTCGTCATGGAACACTACTGGAAGTAAATATAAAGTAGAGATCAACACAAGCGACAGCCTAAAGGATGTCTACGAGATATCAAAGGTGCAGCCTGAGTGGAAGCAGCGACCATCATTCCCCGACATAAATGTCGACAGGTATATTGAGAAGTTGCCGACCATCTCTGAGTATTTCGCAGATAAGATATCAACCATTGATGCTCCATGTATTAAGAAGATATGGGACAACTACGAACCAGACGAAGGCAATCGACACAGCACGATATATCTTCTGGCTAAGTACATGATGTCAGTAGGCACAGACATGCCACACCTGATATCAATGTTTGCATCACATAAATTCTGGAAGTCATACGAGAGAAGAGAGTATGAAAAGGTAATTCGCTCAGTGTACAATAGCGGCAAGGCAATGCTTGGCTGCAAGAAAGGTGTACACGCTGAACTAATGAGGCAACACTGTCAGCTACTTTGTCCTTACAACGATAACTTTGTTATCAAACTAAGGAAGGACGATGAAGAAAGGACAGAAGGCAGTGCTGGAGAAGCAAATTGAGAACGCTATTCTTACCTACCTTAACTACTTACCTTCATGCTTCGCTTGGAAAAATAACTCCACTGGCGTATATGACCCACGCGCAGGGGTGTTTCGTTCCAATAAGAACAGATTCGCAATCAACGGGGTATCGGACATACTTGGCATCTGTAATGGAAAGCTGCTGGCCTTTGAAGTTAAACGTGACGGAGGCAGAGCAAGTAGAGATCAACTTAAGTTTATAGATAGAATAAGATCACTAGGCGGAGTAGCTGCCGTAGTGTATTCAGTACAAGAAGTTAGGGAACTAATGGAGGAGCATTGTGGAATTAAGACCTTTTCAGAAGCAGGCGGTATCAGCAGTGATGAACGACCTGACGATACACAGGACACTAGCGGTGGTAGCACCAACAGGTTCGGGCAAGACAGTAATATTCGGAGCGATAGTCAAGGAATACCAGCGCCGTCATCCAACAAAGAAGGTGATGATTGTAAGTCATCTAGGACTACTGGTAAAACAAACAGCGGAAAGACTGGGAAAGGAGTGGGGCTTACAAAATATAGGAATACTACAAGCCTCCGTCTACCCAAGCGTCCACGACAAAATAATAATAACAACGATGCAATCATTGAGAGAGGACACGAAGTCGATCAAGTGGGCGAATAATATAAGTTACTCCACCGTCAACGATCTCGATGATGCAATTAAGAAATTAAATGTAGGACTACTTATCATAGACGAGATGCACCTATCTGGCTGTACCTCGTACCAAGATATCATCAGCATGTTCTCTGACTCACAAGTGGTAGGCTTTACGGCCACACCATTCAGAAGCAACAAGCTCATGACTAATATATTCGAGAAGGTTTCATACACCATATCAATGCAAGACTTGATTGAGCTTGGCTTCTTAGTTGAACCAATCATGAGACTTACACCATTCGACCCATTCAATCTGTCAGAGATGTACGCATCAATGATTAAGATATACAGGGAAAAGCATTTGCATCAGAAGGCGCTCGTCTATCTTAGAACGATTGACGAAGCCAAGCTGTGTCGCAATATGTTTGTCGATGCTGGCATCACATGTGAATCAGTGACATCAAATATAACAGGCAACTTTAGAGATGATATCCTAGAACGATTTAGAGATGGCCAAGGCCCCGATATCTTAACGACAGTAGATGTGCTGACAGCAGGCTTTGACTCTCCTAACGTGAGGGCGATCTTTATGCCCTACAAGATACAGTCTGTCACTACGTTTTTACAACGTATAGGTAGAGGGCTTAGGCCATTCAAAGGTAAGACCCATTGTGATGTGTATGTAGGCAGTGACATGCCTGACATAGAGAAAGGCTTCTGGGAAAAGATTACCAAGCAGATGCTTAACCAAGGCAAGAAAAGCTACGACAACCTTGAAGACTTGGTTGCTTATGGTGAGAATGACTTCTCGGCCGAAGAGTATTCATGGACGAAGGAAGTTGTCAGCATGGCAAAGAGTGTGCAGAACAGTGGCATGAAAAACTTGTTCGACTTGATCGTGACTAAGCGACTGCCTGATTCTGTATTAAGAGAGATGATCAAGCATCCGCCACTTGCTAAGGCAGTAAACATCCCAGCTTCACAAGCGCAGATCAACATGCTATACAGCTTAGGGTTGAAGATGTCAGGCAAGCCAATCAGCAAGGGTGAAGCATCCGCACTGATACAAGCAACGCTAATGTCTAGAGGTCAGATAGAACAGGACGAGATAGTCCATTCTGGTCTGCATAAGGGCAAGCACTACAGTCAGGTTCCTAATATGTATTGGGGTATTCTGGCACAGAAGAGTCCACAATCAGGTGTCTATCAATCATATTTAAAATATAAAGATAAAGTAATGGGGAGGATTCATGCGAAAAATAACAGTCAATCAAGCTCTTAGTGCAAGGAGTGTTATCCATCATCTGTGTACACAGCGCGAGCTTGCAGTCGAAGAGAAGGTAAAGCTTGTTAAGCTTGCTTCATTTATCGGTCAATTGCCCAAAGATAAGGGCGACGAAGAGATTGACCTACCGTGTCGGCTAGGATTCAAGAACGTAATTGGGTTGATTAATGCGGTGGAGTTAGCTATACTCTCCCCTGTATTAGACATTCAACTATAGGAGAGTACCATGACAGAACAAAGAGATATCAAAGAAACATTAGAAGTGCTTAAAGCTGTTGAGACATTGACTGAAACTGTTGGGCTAGTAGCCGCAGATGGAAAGGTAAATGTTGCAGACTTGGTGCATTTACTTAATGTAGTTAAGAACGTCCAAGTATTTGTTGAGGCAGTTAAAGGCGCGAAGCTTATCCCTGCCGAGGTAAAGGACTTATCACAAGAAGAACTCGTACAAGTTGGTGCCGCTGCCTTGGCCATTGCTAAGAAAGTGACATTGATTGTTAAGCCAGTAGTAGCATAATGGGAGCTGCATTATTAGCAGCTTTACAGGCAATCCCTGCGCTCGTCCAAGCAATTGGACAGCTTGGGGATTCCATTAAAAAAGCTCAGGAAATGGCAATCGACAATAAGTTTGAGAAGCTAAAGGCTGAGGTTAATGAACTGACTAAGCAAATAGAAGGAGCTACCACAAATGAGGAACGCCTTAAACTTGTTCGCTCTCTTAATCGTATGGGTGCTTAGCTCTAGCTGCACACCTCATACTCCACCTGAGACAGAGCTGTGCATACAGAACAACGATCAAACGATGGGGTGTGATGACCCACGATTACCAGATGACCAGCAAACTTACACTAGGTCTACAGATGAAACAATAAACTATCTCTGTACAAACCCTAGAGACTATATGGCAATCAAGGACTATTGTATTGATCTTAGATCAGCTCTGATTAAGTGCGAGAAGAGAAGAAGCAAACCTTAGTTACTTGCCTATCTTGATAATAACTTCAATGAAATCCTTAAGTCCTTTCGATTTTGTCATGGGCTTATCCATCATAGGCATGCCGCAACCTTCATGCTCGTCTTCGACTTCTTCGCCCTCATACTCGTCGTCTGGGTGCTTCTTAAGGTCAGCGTTCCTTGGTCGTTTCATTGCTTCTTTGAATAGTGTCATCACTTAAGCCTTTTGTTTCTTTTTCTAATTGCCATGTCTAGGTCTTGAAGCTTCACAAGATTACGCTTTCTTTCGCCACTCAGTCTATTGAAGTTCTGCCGATCAAGTATGAACTGTTGTTGCGGCCCTACCTCTTCGACCAGTGACTCAGTAGGAGTGAACCCCCTACGTTCCATGTTCCTTATGCCTCTGGCTATTTGATCTAGGAATGGCACTGGCAATAAGTTCCTAGCTATATAAGCTAATCTGCCTGCTGCTGGACTGTTGGTTAACATATCACCTTTCTCGTCCCTTGCTATCCCAGCTATATTCAATGCGGCATCAGGTAGCAATCCAATGTACGATTCAGGAATCTTTTGCAATGGAGTCTGTACGTCAGGCGCGATACCTTGACCAGTGACAATGTTTTTGTTGTTCAGCAATTCAAATGGAGTCTTAAGAAGAGGGCTGATCTTCTCTTGCATCTTGCCAACGACACCAGTGCCAAGCATATTCATGGCATCTACGAGTGATGAACTAGGATTGCCGATCAGTACCGTTTCACCTCTAGGCCCTTTCTTTGTTGACTTCTTAACCATACCCTCAAGCATGTAGTCAGGTGTCCCAAGCCTTGTCCTATCGTCAAGGCTCTCGCCCATGTTCTCGCTTACTTTAGACAGGTTAGCTATCTTTCCTACTCTCTCAGGGTCAAACAAAGCATTGGCATAAATACCAAAGTTCCGACTAAAGAACGTCCAGTATGGAATTATCCGCTTCATTACCTCGTCTTCAAATACTGTTGTGTCGTTGTAGTCAATGAATATGTTATTGACTTTGTTTGCAGCATCATCGACAGCTTCTTTAAAGTATTCAAACTCTGCTCTAACGCGACCCGGCGTAGACGCTTTCTCTATGATTGTGTCAGGTGACAGCTTTGCCTTGCTGTAAATATCATGGGTCTTGCCCTTATACCTTTTAAGAATGTTGGCAATCCTTGGGTCTGTCTTGGCCTTGGCTTCCATGATGCTTTCAAACACAGTGATTCTTGATGTGTTCTCCATGGTCGAACCAAGCCTACCAACTGTTGCCCATAGTCCTTTGAATGGTGTATTGACAGCGTGGATGAACTGATCGGTCATCGTTTCATTATCGACTATATTCTGTACGCCCTTCTCGCCCATAGTTATTTCGGCAAGCATTCTATTTTCCCTGACTAGATCAGCGCTAGACTTGTACAAGCCTGACTCAATAACCCCTGAGTCTGCTGCTAACTTTAGGGCATCGTCAGTATATCTCGCGATCTTTCCTGAATTTGTCGGGTCAAGTCCTGCATATATTCTAGACGGCATATTGATAGAAGATAATTCCTTAAGCTCTTTTGCATTGTGTCTTATTCTGCTCAGTTTTTTGCCTCTGAAATAATCAACCAATTCAATCCCTGCTCTTGGTGCTAGCTGTGCAAAGCCGACCATCTGTCCGACAGCAGTGTTGAGTGCAGCTTCCGGCCCATCAGCAAGGTATGCCTTGGCCACGTTATCTGACATGTTGTTGACCATCCATGATGAACCACCAACTAATTGAGCTGACTTGATAATGCCAAGAAACCCATCGTATGCTTTGAGTGTTCCCCTTGCTAGCTCGGCAGCTCCAGCTCCAGTCTCAGCTTCATTGGTTGCTGACAGTAACTTGGATACACCACTCCTGATACTTGACTTGCCTTTGCTTTCAGCCAATGCTGCGACTAATGAAGCCGCTTCCTTCTCTGACTGATCTAAAAACAATTTGGCATACCTGTCTGAGCCTAGCGCTCTAATCTCTTCGCGATCTACTTCTCCAACCATAAGCTTAAAATCGCTAGAGAATCTAGGTTTTGCACCCGGCTTCCCGATCTTAATACCCTCTGTTGGCAAGTCTGTTATTTGGTGTAGGTCAGCTGAGTGGAACTTAAGTGGAACGAACTGGAGGTGAGCGTCGCCTCTTGCAACCATCTGCTTATTAAATATTTCCCCTAGCTCATCATTCATTTTAGAGTGTGCGACTAATGCGTCCTGAACTAATGGGTCATCAGCATGCTTGGCTATGTTCTCCATCGAGAAGTCATTGCTCAGCCTTGTGGCCTCATCCCATATATCCCTGCTATTAGTGTTCGGGCTAGCCTCAGTCAGACGTTCCCTTATTAGGTTTCTCATTGTGATCTGGTCTTTTCCCATCAGCTCTCGCGCCCTGTCGAACTCTTCCAGCTTGGCCTTTATCTGTAACTCAGTGGCACCACTATCTATTAATGGCTTAATAATTGCGTTATCTACAGCTCTTGATGATTCGTCATGGTATCTTGCGTATGGTATATACTTAGTGTTTTGCGCCACCTTTAGTCTGTTTACTGCCTTGGAATAGGTTAGATCAGAGCTTCCGCCAGCAGCTTGGAACGCTGAGTAGGTAGTTCTATTAACAGACCCGATGATGCTATCTAAATGTTTTTCTGCTTCTTTACCAAGCCACTTAGCACCAACACCAAGTGACGGCAGAGCAGCTCCAACCGTAGCACCAGCAGCAACCTTGGCTGCTCTGTCTAAGACTGTATCAGTTTCATCACCGGCCAACGCTCCAAGCGTGGCACCAGTCACGGCCTTGGTCAGCTTAGCTCCTGCACCTAATGCTTTTGCACCGCGTCCAAAAGCTCCAATGATGTTTGGAGATGTAGCTACGTCAAGCCCAAAGTCCATAATGAACTCGCCTGCCTGCGTAACCATATTCCTATCTTCTTGGGGAACTTCACCTACTACCGCTTTTCTTAATCTACTTGCGGGGAATACATCCTTGCCGCTGAATATATCGGACAGGTAATCGCTCTCGTCTAGTTTGCCTTCTGCTAATTGAGTAATACCAGACCGCATAAGCTGGCCCGATACATTGAGTGCATGGAAGATATTTTCTGTTATGCTTCTTTCTTGAGATGCCACAGAGCCTCTATCTATTTAATAGGTTTAATTATTTCCATTGTCATATCTTCAAACTTTTTTATTACAGCGTCGTCGGTGAGTTCCTTACGCAGAGCTGCTAGGGATTTTATCCTCTCATTCATTGAAGCATCATCAGCTCTTGCGCGCTCAAGTACGGAATTATCACCTGTTGTTCTAGCATTTCTTCGCAATACTATGCCTGTCTGAATGTCATTCATTAACCTAGCACCCTCTTGGATAAGTTGTTTGGCCCGGAGTCCTTGTGATGCTCTTTCCAATGAGCCACGCTGAGCAAGCTCGGAATCTGCCCGATTTGATTGTCTCAGTGCTAACAAGTCGGCTAGTCCAGACTTATTCAAACCTGACTGTAGCTCTAACAGCTTAAGCATATCATCGCGTCCACTCTTTGACGCTTCTGCTGCTGATATCTTATCACCCTTGCCTACATCAAGCTGAGACAATGCGAACGTGCTTGGCTGGCCAGACCTTGACTGTGAGCGCTCTCTCATCAAGTCAGCCTTTAAAAACTCTGGGCCTAAGTCTCTCCTGAACAACGAGGTAGCTGCATCTGATGCCTGCTTAGTTGTCTCGATTAACTTAGAAGCTTCTCCTAATTTGCCCTGTCGTATTAGGTCGCCAATGGAGGTAGCTATTGTTTCTTGACCGACTTGTGATCTATCTATAATTATATCCGTGCTTGGGTAATCAACTTTGAATCCTTCTTCTGGATAAGTATATTTTTTAGTGTCATCTTCAAAGCGAACACGTTCACGCCCTACTCTAGTTACCTTGGCTTTTTCTACTGGAGCTACTGGAGCCACTGGAGCTTCTCGACCCATTACATAGTCAGTATCTTTGCCAAAGTCAAATGGGTCTAAGGTATCAGGTAGACCATACTTCTGTGTTGCTTGCTGTGGTTTTCTTCCTTTATCGGCCATACTCCCCCCGTTACTTTGAACCAAATACTAGCTTGGTTAGATTATCAGCATAGGCGTCGCTCTGCTTGGTCTTGGTATCAACAGCCTGTCCAGCCTTCTGCGTGCGTGCTGCGAGCTGATCGCTCAATGGCCCAAAGATAGAGTCTCTTATTCTGTCTGATTTGTCTCGTTCAGCAGCGGCTAGTTGTTGTGCTTTAAACCCTTCACGGACTGCTAGTGGGTCATATCCAATAGAGGTCTGACTAACAGATGTCTCAGGTTTACCAAGGTTCGCAGATGTCGCAAGCTCAGCTGCATGATAAGCATCAAGCCCACGACGCTTCGCGAAATCCTGAATTGATGATAATCCTGAGTCGAAATCACCTCCGCCTAAATACTCCACGCCTGACTTGAATATACCACCAGTCTTATCCGCTACGTCTTTGAATCCTCTAGCCGCAGCAGTTAAACCCGGCTCGATATTCTCCCTAGCATAAGCGGACAGTCTGTCCAGCTTAGCATTTTCATTGTCTATATAATTCCCAAACTTTCCAGCTTGACGCCCGAAGAACCCAAGCGAATCATCATGCTCGCCTTGTGCTCGTCTTAGCTTCTCTAATTCTCTCTGTTCTGATCTAGCCATATAAACTCCTATCCGCCGAAGCCGTAGTTACCGTTACCAAAACTAGATTGATATCCACCTTCCCCTGCCCCTTGCGCTTGGTCTAGCCCACCCTTAGCCCCGGCCGGATTCCCAGTCATTGCACTGACTCCTGCCATACCCAACCCAATCCATCTTCCGCGCTTTGCTTGCTTGGCAAACTCACGCGCTCTCAAGTTAGCAGCCTGCATGTCTTGTATGTTTTTAGTTGCCTCGGTAACTCCGAACGCAGCCTTCTGTCTAAACTGTTCTTGGTCTGCAAAGTCAGCACCTCTGAGAGCTGTTCCTTGTCTGGCGAAATCAAATATGCCAGACCTTAGATTCTGCGCACCTTGTCTTACGCCTTGACGAGCTATACGCTCAGACGCTCCAGATGATAAGCCACCACTTAGCGCGGCTTGATCTGCTTGCGATGCGAACAGACCTGAGCTTTGTGCGCGCAATTCATCCAGCGCTCTGGTCTTGTCTGTTTCAAGAAGCTTTAATTGTTCTTCTGTACTGCGACGAATAGCAGTAGGGTCTGTGTCTCTTACTTTGCGTAAGTAGTCCCTGTCTTGGGTATCAATTTCCATTTGAGCTGCTGGCCCACCGCCAATCCATCTCTCTACCTTCTTAAATATTCCCATTATAAATCTCCACCGTTGCTGTCCTTATAGTGGGACATGTCTAGCTCAACTTGGTTGTTGTCATCAGGTGCCATATCACTCAATGTAGAAGTGATTTCAATCTCTATTTCTTTTTCCAATAGCTTAATGTCTTCTGCTCTTGGGTCACCGTCTTTCAGGTACGCTAACGTCTTTGCGTATCTGATAACATACGTTTCAAATTCATCAATGTCACATATATCAGAGTCGAGAATTAAATCTCTGGCATTTCTAATGTAATAAATAATAAGCTTGCCAGTACGACCATTGGCAGGATGTAACCTAATCTTTCTACCGCTTGCCAGACTATTGCTAGGTGACCATTGAAGTATCGGATTAGTAGTTTGGTCATTGTATATGTCCCTTGAAATTGCATTAAGGATATCTTTAACCTTCTTAACTTCATGCGATTGAACATTGGCACCTGATACGCCGTCTTTGAACACGATCTTTCTGATCTTGTTCGCGTAAATGTCGACAGGATAATCAACGAATGTTTGTCCGTATGTGATGTCTACTTCTACATCAGTTAAGAAGTAGTCTTCATATATAGTGTGAATCTTACGCTCTGCGGCTTTGACGCCATCGCGAATCCATCTATTCAAATCTGTTGCTGCAATAAAGTCATCGTCTTGAAGATCAAGATCATTGACGACAGCTTGGCGCAAATCAGCTAGTGTACTCATTCTAAAGCCTCCAGCCTCTCGTTAATGTCGGCAAGCACCAACTCTATTTTACGCAGTGACTTTTCGATGGAAGAAAAATTCTCCCTAAGCTTTTCATCTACGTCAAGATATAGAGTGTCGACCTCTGCATTGTATTCAATATTACTCATTGGCTCCCTCTTCTGCTGTCTTGAACTCTCCACCCTCGTTATCTAGCGTAGAGAACTCATACGACAAGTAGTTAAGCTCGAACCGTTGCAGCTTATTGTAACCCTTAATCACCCATTTTGCACCAACCGTAGGGCCAATTGTGCCACCACCGACAACTACTAGGGTTGTATTAGATCGGCTGATAATCCTATGCTCTTTGCCATATTGCTCTGACTCAAAGAATATAGCGTCGCCAACGATATCTGATGGCCAAACGATGGTTCCCATCATGGACACTACTAATTGAGTCGGGTCGTTAGGTGCAACGTAGTCGACATCTGCGACTCCGTATGTGTCGGACTTATATAGGATAATCTTGGCAGGCTTTATTCTGATTTGCTTGCGCCTGCATCTCATCGACCTTCTAGGGAAGTGTCGTTGTTTTGTAAAAACATTAGGCATACGCCAAATGAAGTCTGGGTCACCCCATAGAAATGACGGGTCGCCCCATATAATTGTATTGATGAACTGAACTTCCTTCATTGGGAGTATTTGACGCCCATCGTCGTTAATAGATTCAATGTCATAGGCTATCTTGCCCTGCGTCGAAGTGGATACCGTCAGCTCTCTAACCCACTTTCTTGTGTGAGGATTCCCAAAGTCCAAAGCCCCCGATATGAAGTCAAACGGGACATGGGTCTTTAACCAGTCGACAGCAGGAATACCAGTATCACGCAGTACGTCATTGTAGTAATCGTCCCTGTGTCTGTAGATATAGCCTTGGTCGTCACATCTGTAGATTTCATTATCCAGCCCTATGGCCGATGACGAGAAGAAAGAAGCTCCATTTGCCGTGGTAAACCCACCAGAATTAATGTTGTAAACCCACCAAGTATTGTTTTCGCTGTTGTTGTCGCCCATGCTCCAGATGATTCGCTCATGGAACAGATCGTATGTACCCCATATCTTCGCTCGTTTTTCAGGGGAATTGGTGAACAATCTATATGAATCCTGTAGCTCTTTGCATACTGGAAGTATTTCTGCCTTGAATCCATCGGTGACATAGAAGCCATTATTGCCAGCAAAGTATGCCCTGTCTCCAGTGCGAACGATGCTGTTATGGTTCAAGCAACCAGCAGAATCAGAGATAACTCTTGTGCGGATATTCCCGTTGCCAAATGAATCAATCGCGCTCTCTACTCTGTAGATATAAGTCTCAGTCATTATGATAGGCGAACCATTGATATGTGTTCCACCAGTCAACGTATCATCTACGTCCTTGTAGAATGATGGGTCGAACCCATCGGCCGTTCCGGGCAACATCTGATAGAACCTATACGGTCTTACGATGTCTCCGCCTGATGTTTCTTCAATCGCGTATAAGCAATAGACGATATCGTTTACCGCTATAATGTATTTACATCTTGGAGTCTTATATCTCTCAAGTTGTCCACCAGTCGTATAGAGTGTTACTCCAGTGACCAGTGCTGCATCCGTGACGTTGTCCACGAAAGTTCCAGCGAATCCGTTAGCGACCTCGCCGACTTTGTAATAAACACCGAAGTCTGATGCTGTATATTCTTTCGTTCGGTATATAGCAATCTTAACATTGTTTACGTCAATTCTATTGCCAGCTGGGAGTATAGACTGAAACAGCTGGACGTTGACATAGTTAACTGCGTCAATTGGATTAAGTTGTTCAACTAGGTCTTTATAGAATGGGACTCCTACCATCTTAAATTGAGTGTCGCCTACATAGTAGGTGTACTCATAGACGATAGCGTAGTCATACTTTTTACCAGCACCCGGAACTTGTGGGTTGAATACTGTGCCTACTGGATACTCTGGTAGCCCAAGTTCATGAGACTTAATAGCTCCAGTGTTATCCCTGTATATTCTCATGGGAGAGTCGAAGTCGACAGGTGATACTTGCCCAGTGTTGGCCACTAGTAATTGATCTTTCCATTCCACAGCGTTTGGATATACACCGCTGCCATTGTAATTAAAAAACACAGTGGCATTAGGAGTGGCGACAAGCGCTACTGTGCCCAAGTCTTTGTCGAAGTAATAGGCGTTTGCACCTCTGATGATGAATAAGTCTTCATTCATCTTCCAGATGCCTGCTATCCGCTGAGTAGCTTCTTGGTCATAAGCGACCACGAACCCAGCCCTAAGTTCAAGACCTCTCTCAGTGATGATGAAGTTTACTGCTGACTTGTATTTGTTGTCTGGAGCATTGATATACTTATCTGTTATACCACCAGAGAAATCAGCAATAGGTCTTGTTTGATATTGAAGTGGCATTATAGTGTCACTACCTTTAAGTCAACTTGGTTGTTGTTCGAGTACACATAGAAGCTTGTGTTGTCGATCTTCTCGACTGTCGGATAAAACTCTTTAAACACAGTGGTAGCTGTTGGCGCGTAGAATAGCTTTCTGATACTAGCGTCAAACGTAGTTGCGCCCGGTACTGGTATGGTCGCTCTGTATTCACCATTACCCAGTGAAGACCAAACAAGATCGACACCGATCACGAATGTATCAATATCCTTTGCAATGTTTAAGCTGATTTCTTTTGAGTCACCACCGTCATGATTGTGTACGGCCATTCTCTCCATGTACTCTTCAAGGATGTCAAATACGGTGTTGCCCTGATCTCCAGCGGCAGGCTTCTCGTATGGGCCATTGGTGTATAGCTCTGTCCCTACAATATCAATTGGCATATTAGACTCCGTATTTAGTGAATATCCCTAGTATATCTTCTTTCATTTGCAATGTCACAAGTTCACCATCTGGAACCACGGCTTCTATTGCAGTCTTGGCGACTGTTACTCTGTATGTTTGGAGAGCTACCAGAGCTGAGGCAAAGTTAGCTTGCATCTGATTTATTTGGGCGACTGTCAACTGTCTCTCTATATTATAGCCAATCAGCATATCGAAGACATCATTGCAACACTGTCTTATCGACGTTCCTATGTTGATTCTTGCAGCAATCAGATGCTCGGTATCTTCTGCGCGATCAACATCAGCTTGCGCTTTTAATGTTATAAATGTTATGCCAGAGATTTCTTGAGTAGCTATGACATCTGCTGGGTCATGGTCACCTTGGTCTGACTGCATACGGATTGGAAGCCGCCCTTCTTTTTTTACTTGCTGTGCTATCCACGCATCGGCAAGCTCTGACGTTGGAAATTTAGCTGTCCAGACTCTTCCGTCTTTAAGGTTGGTTATGGTTATCTTTTCCATTACGCTATCCCTCCAGATTTTTTAATCCACATGAAGTTTAAAAACTCTGACGTGTTTAGGTTGGTCGCTGGAATATCTTCATTGAATCTTATATCAATCAAGTCGCCTTTGGCAGCTTGGAACTTATGAGAGCCAGTTGATTGATATGGCCTCGATGAAGTGTTTTGGCATAGGTCGTATGTACCATAGCCGATAACGCTGGCATTTTTCATCAATTGAGTATTGAATAGATTTCCTATGGCAGCAGATAAGTTTGCAGTCGTGTTGCACCAAAAGATTTCATAAGTTCCATTAGCTGGTATAGTAATTCTACCAGTGCCAGTGTTCATTATTTTATGTGTGTCTACGTCCAGCCCAGCTGTTTGATCTTCGTATATAATTATATTTGCGCTTACTACAGCTTGACCTGAGTTGGTTCTATATGAAGCTTCGACTATCTCGCTCGCTGCTATCTGTTGGTTGCCTGCGATCTTTGTCACAGATATAAAGGTCTCGATAACCCCTATATTTCTGTTCACAAGCCATGACGTATCCGCAGAAACTTGAACATATAGCTCTAGGTAATCGCCTGCAACTAATGGAAGAGGGATAGTACATGGCGCATTTAACCCTGTATTGGCTGCGCCACTCATATAAGACCGAACAAGCACACTGCCGTTCTTATATAGCATAGCGAAACCGCTTTCATCTATTGCCACGTTATCAATTAGCGCTGCAAAAGAAACCGTGTAGGTTCCCGACTCCTTAATATTTATTCGGTCATTGGCAAGGTCAACCCCACCCACGGTGTCTTGAATCAAGGTATCGAAAGTGACCTTGTGCGGCCCAATTGAAACATAGTTTTGTTGAACTTGATTGTGCATTGAACATACAATCAACCTTTGCCCATGATCTTCACTGACAACTTGACTTGAAGACTTGCCGACGACTGGGACTTTGAAAACCACATTCACACTATCGCCCGCGCCGAAAGTGAAGGGCACTGTACTTGTGACCGGGTTGTTGTGATCCGAGTATGTTCCGACTGAATGTCTGACCGGCCTGAATGTGATTTGTGTGTCCGATACTCGGAATACATTGACTGGAAGATACAAATTTGTGGTGTCAATGATCGCGCCTGAACCGATCCACAATTCGCCTGAAGTTGTTTCAAGAAGTTTTGACGAATCAATTGTGAAAGGAAGATTGACCGTCAAGTCAGTTGCCGTCGGTGCCCCGCTTGTTGATACATTCAACGCGACTTCATACGAGTCGCCATCTTGCGTGTACAATGCTGAATAGGTTGTATTCGATACCCATGAACCCGTGAACCCGGTCAATGTTTTCCAATCAGTTTTCAGCGAACCCCTTGACGCTTCCTTCGGCCCGACGATCACGTCGTCAAAGTCGATGTCGTAGGCAAGTGCCGAAGTTGTGGCAACGTGAATGATCAAGCGATAGTCTTCTTCAACCGTCGCGGCGTCTGACTGCCATGAAGACAAATAATTGTTCGGGTATGAAGTCGCGTCTAGGTTCTCGCGGTCAACGCGAATTAGTTTTGACTGTGTCACGTTGTATAAGAAAAACCGAACGTCGCCGTCGACAAAATTTGCCGAGGTCAAATATACCATCATGTTCCTGATAACCGCTGGTAGGTAACCTTTCTGTATAGTGAAGTCGTATGACCATCCTTGGCCTTGGCAGTTTGAAGCTGGCTTTGAGAATCTAAAATGACCAGCACCATTCATTGGGTCGGTTGTTATTCTGGTAAGAGTTACAGTCAAAGGCACGGCAAGCCCAGTGCCGTTAACTGGCTCCGTTCCAGCTGCATCGGTGTATCCTGACCAGCCAGCTACGTCCACATCAGCAGTTCCATTCTCTATGAAATTGATTCCGCCTGAACCAGAGCCGCCAAGCGAGACTAGATTTACGCCATCATCACCGTAGTAAAGCCCTTCATCTGTGGCAAAATATATAAGCTTTGCCTCTCTTGGTAATGCTAGTATCGTAGCTTTTGTGCCAGAGATAACAGCATTGCTGTATTCATATCCGTTATTGGCAGCGTTGTTACACAATGCCAACTGAGCCTTGCCAGTAGTGCTTGGCCCATCAGTTCTAAAGTTTGTGATTAAATGTTGACGCTGTTGAACCTCTTGCTGAGCCGCCGAGTCATCAACATATACTCTATCGTTATCTGTTCTATAGTAGATTAATCCCTTGACTGATGCGGCTACTGCTCCAGCTATGTTTTGTAATCTTGCTTTTACCAGCTGACCATATATGCGCATGGATTACTCCCTATTGATCTTGATGAAAATATTCACCGCAATGTTCTTTGCTCTAGTCTCGTTGGCACCAGTAGAAAGAGCTGTAGGCTGTGTCGCTCCGCAACCGTCACCACTACCGCCGCCTACTGCCAAAGTACCACAAACGATACCGCCCGGCGCTCTTGTCTGTGGTAAGTCGTGAGAGTGGGCCTTAAGCGCATCGGCTTGATATGTACCAAGCGCTCTGTCGCCGTCAGGGTCTTGGTTACCATCAACCCTTCCATTGTTTTTACCTCTTAAGGTCATGCCTCTTGCATCAGGTATTACTGTGAATCCAGTCAGCGTAGCATAGTCTGAGCCTAGAACTGATCTACCATCACACAGAACCCATGTGGAATCTGTTTCGGCTTGGAACTGAACCTCAGTAAGCATTGACTCTCTTAGTTCGCCAAGCACGCCCTCAATGCCTCTTCGCTTGTACTCGACCAAAGCAGCACCATCGGACACTAGGATGTCTTGGGTTTCGTAATCCCAGTACATCATGCCTCTCGCTTGTCTAACGGTAGCTCGCTGTGCTGTCGTTATCCATTCCATTTGAGCTTGGTTAAGCTTGCCAAGAACTTCCATCTTATACCTCAATGCCTATTAATCTGTAGTTTCCTACTGGTAATGGTACATCATTAGAAATTGTTACGGTAGTCAATGTCTTCTGGATGACTACTCCCATGATCTCATCACCATTTGCGGTATCTGCTAACTGCCATATACAGTTACGAGCATCATCAACAGAGGCAGATACGTCAATAGCTAAAGCTAATTGAGCCTCTGTCTTTAATTGGTTGTAGGTATTGTGTCCCACTTTTCTATTAGATGCACCATCGTTTACATATAGGAAGCCTGTATCTGTCCCAAAAAACAGTCGGCCTAACTCCGCACCAGCAAACAACCCTGCGATTGCTGCTGCTGTACCGTTTTGCGCTCTGAGTCCATAGGCTTGTCCGTCTAAGTATAAGTCGCCATAACGCAATGCGACAGACCCTAAGTCTACCGTGGTATCAACGTAAGGCACAACTTGGTCAAGCCGAATGTCGATACCAGATGATTGGTTGCTGTTGTTGCGAAGCAGCAATTGGTTGCCTGCTACAGTACCGCCGTTGACCGTCTGGCCTCCGACTCTACCAGCAAGCATGGCAAACTGAGTATGACCAGCGTCTCCAGTCGTCAGACCTGATATTGAGCTATGATCTATTTCGGTGTCTGGTGAAGAGGCCAGCCATACTCCGTTTACTGCATCGTAAAATAATGAGTCACCAGCCTGAGCTGGCAATGTTCTTCCAAAGTCTCTGAACACTACATCTCTTAGAGACATAAGCTCAGTGGTTAGGAATGTCTGGGTTGCTGTCTTAATTGCTTGGGCAATGAAAGCATCTCTATACAGAAGTGCTGCCGTACCTAGATCGTATGTATTGTTAGTTGATGGTACAAAGTGAGAAGACAGTGAAATTGTTCCCGTGTCACTGACTATATCATTGCCATCAATCGTGATATTATCAACAGACAATGACCCTAAAATATCAACGATACCTGTTGAAGAGATTCCTAATGTGTCTAATTCAGATGCGATCTGAACAATCCCAAGACCGTTTGAAGAAATAATTAAGTCAGCATCAATTGTGTCAGTGGTGATTGTGTTTCCATTAATGAACACATCGTCAATGTTCGCTGAGCCTGCGATCAATCCAGCCGCAGTTACATCGCCTGTCGTATCTAGATCATTGTCTCCAAAATCTATAGCGCCACTGCTGTCAACAATAGAACCCTGACCAATGACCAATGTTTCAAGTCCGGCAGTGATTGTATGAGTACCGCTATCAAGCGTTCCAGTTGTTTGCAAGTTGTTTCCAATAAAGTCAATAGCACCTGATGATGATTCAATCTGGTCTACGCCAATCGTCATCGTATCAACAGTATCATCAACAACAAAAGACACACTCGCTTCAATGGTCTGGCCAAAGATGTTGCCTAATGTTTGTAATGTCTCATCATCAAAGTCGATAATGCCAGATGTGTCAGTGATAGAGCCTTGCGTATTGTCACTGGTAATGGTCATTGTCCCTGTACCGATGATCGCAGTCTCTACATATAAATCTTTCCATCTCTCAGTGGCAGTACCTAAATCATAAACAAGATCATCTACTGGTCTAAAGTCATCATCTGATTGTACATAGCCAGTATGATCGCCGGGGTCGTCGCCATTGGTTGCGTGCAATGTTAAGTTTTGGTTGGCGGTATTACCACCGTATAAGTGTTGGCCTGCTGCTTTGCCTGCGTATGGAAGCTCTGTCAGTGGGTCATAGTCAGTGTTGCCGTATTTTTTGTAGTAGAAATATAGTGTACCATCTTCTAAGGCTTGGATGACTGTGTCCATGCCCCAGTCGATATCTGCGACTTTGTGCCATGTAGCTGCTACATCTCCATCAGCTTTAAAGAAAGAATACATTGCTGCTTTACCATCACCATCATCTTCAACGATGCGCTGGTCGTAAGCAGTTGGTGCTACGTCACCAGGATTCGGAGTGTTCAATCCTGTAGGCAGATCGGCAGGGGTAGCAACAGACGGCTTTGTTCTTGGATAAAGCACAGAGAAGACGTAATCCATTGCCTCTTCTAAGTTTAATGTACCGCCCGGAATAGCTGGGTTTGAATATTGAAATTCACTCAGCGAGTGCTCCAGCAAATGCTGTGCGCCTGATACTACTTTAAATCGTGAATGTTCATGTACTGACATATTTCCACCTATAAGACAGAGTCGAAATCATTACCAGCACCGACTTGGATAACTTCAAATCCCGGCCATGCGACCACTTCTTCTTGAGTAGCTAACACTACCCTACTAGAACCAGCTGCGCCATCAAGGTATTTAAACGATGTCGCCAAGCATGGGTCGCCTATGGCTGTATGGATTGGAGCTTCGTATAGGACTTCTACACGTTCAGATGCGTCACGAAAATATGCAGACTTTACACCTGTTTGCATTAAGCTGCGAATCTTGTCCCTTGTATATGTGTCCTTGAATGATTCTTCGGCCATTACCTTCTCCTATTTATTTTAATTCCCTTAGAGTCTATTAAGTGCCAGTGGATATCGTCTATCTTATCTTGCATTGACTCTGTTTCCTTCTCTATCGTATCGACTCTACTCTCGACAACCCCTTGAGTTCTCCACATGGCAAGACCATTAGTGACCAGCCCTGCAAGCATAACAACAAGTAGGCCAACTGCAACTTCTCTTCTCATTGCGCAAGTCCTCCATTCGCTATCTTATCTGCCAGAGCATCGGTCATTAGCATGTCCCAATCGTCTGGGTCACCTACTTCTTGGTCTAGAACCTGACTACAGAATGATAAGAATACTTCATTGCATGTCATCCGTCTAAAGTTTCCGCCTAAGCTATTGAAAGTGATAAATCCAATGAGCTTTAAAAACAAGCCAAACAGTTGCAGCCCGTCGTACTTTCTGCCCAGTATGTTGTTGCGCCAAATATAGAACATGCCACTATTGATTTTAATGTCTATTGGTATCCATTTAACAAATAGATAATGCTTTTCAAACTCTTCAAACGAGTCCTCGTTGACGCCTTCTTTGCCTGTTGAATGGATGACTTGCCAGTTCTTTCTGAACTCATCGAAGTACGCGAACGCTCTATGAGAGCTAGCTGAATCCTTCCATGGTGGTTCGCCTTGGAATAGCATTATAATCCAAGCCACTATTGGGAACTTGATTTCTCTTGGTCTGCATTTTATATAACCAAGCTTCACACAACCTCATGTAAATCAAAGTTTATCCCAATTGTTTTCTGGCTAATTGACGTGTAGATAATTTTTATAATTAGTCCTGCCGATAGATCAGCATCATACTTGGATTTCTTGTGGTAGAATCCATCAGGAAGATTGGTGTTGTATCCAAACTGTCCAACCTTTCCGGCTTGAGGATGCCATACTTCTAGGTTTGCTGTGTCTCCAAATTCGCAATTTAAAAATTCCAGCCCATCCATTTTGCAGTTAGTATAGGTGACTGTGTATTCAATTGTGTTCACTCCAACTACACAGGCGTACCTTATGCCAGTGTTCCTTGTGAATAACTTCTTCCCATGTATTGTCTTAGCTGCAAACGCCAAGCCCTCTACATGGGGGCTATTTGCTATTGTTATCATAAACACTCCGCAACGGTTACTGTCATGTTAGCAGTCTCGCCTATCAAATAAATATTTGTGGTGTCAGACAAGTCGATTGTCATTATAGCACCCCCGGCCATTGCAAATGCGTTGGCCGTAGTCATTGCAGCGGAGAAGCTCCAGTATAGAATTTTATTGGCAGTCCTGTTGTAAATTATAATCTTTGTTCTATCCGCTAGATTAGCTCCGTCAACACGCGCTACGATTGCCGCCAAGCCTGCGGTTATGTTCCCTTGAACAGGCGTCCCCTCTATCTTGTTTTCTGTACACAGCTTACCAGAAGGGCTGACTCCGGCTACGTTAAGCTCAGTAGAGCCAACTATTCTGATAGGACTGCTCGCTTGTTCGCCAGTTAAATCTGCCATTATACCTCTATACCAACCAATGTTGAGTATAAGTCCTGTGGATTATCTCTGTTTGTAATTTTTACCCTTACTTTGGCAAGAGCAATTTGCTTGAACACTTTCTTTAGGTCTATTTGGACATGTGGGTCTGATGCTTGCTTGAATGTAACATACTTAGTTGTGTACACTCCTGACGCAACAGCTGTCTCTTTCTGTACTTCTGCTTTATACTCTCCTGACGCAGACACAAAAACAGTCAGACCTTTGAACGTCTTCGCTGCTGTGACTGTGTAGTCATGATTGACAGATGAGCCTTTAGCTACAGCTGCGCTTGTTTGGTAATCTTCAACCTCTGTGCCGGGGTCTTCTGCTACGACCGTGAATACTGGGTTGGACTCAGTGCCAAAGGCATTGCCAGCATCATCTCTTAGCTTTGCTTTTGTATGGGCGTCACCAGCGCTGTCCACTGTCATGCCTTGAGATACGGTTGTGTAGTCAACGATCTTTGACTGGACTCTTTCGTCTGCATCCGCTTCTGTTTTTATCGGCAATGAGCTGTCAATATCGGTCATATATTACCCCTTTGTTTCTTGCTGAAGTTCTTTTATTCTTTTTTCTTGAACCGCTATGTTTTCTTTAAGTCTGTCTATGTCTGCTAGTCGCTCTAATATCTTAAACTCCATCTCGTCTTTAGACAAGGTGACACGTTTAAGCTCAATTTTCTTGCGTTCAATTTCTAAGTTACTCATGCTCTTACTATCCCTATTGATGCGTTAAAGTTAGCAGAAGAGTTACTGTTGTTGTCAACTTTTACTGTTACAACATCGTCAGCCACTAGAAGTATGCCGCCATTTGAAGTGTCAAATCTAAAGTCTTCATTGTATTCAGTGTAATATGTGCGCTTCACTTGGACTATTGATTCATTTATGTAGACCGTATATTTGGCTTTGTTTTGCCCGCTGACAGGTACGTGTCTTAGATACGCTTTCTCTCCAGTTGGCACAGTATGCGTGATGATAGTGATGTTTGTTTGCATCGGCGATAGCAGGACAGAGTTGTAAGCATAAACCGTCGCCGCTATCTTCAGCCCGCTTGGTACTCCGCCTGTAGGCGGAGAGCCGGGAACAAACCCTTGAGCTGCGTCTTCGCAATCCTGCGTCCATTCTTTTATTGATGGCAAGCTTGCTATCTGATTGTCGTCTTCGTCGTATGAGAAGCTACGATATAATGATGGAGCTGATGTCGACAACCTACCAGTACCGTCCTCAACGACAATACCGACAGGCTTAATGAATACTCTGGTTTTATATTGCTCTACTAAATATCCATCATCGTCAAAGATGTTGCATATTTTTTGCAATATACCATCGGCTTCTAGGCGAATCCAGTCTTCAATATTGTAGCTGTCTGGCCTGAACGCCATGTGCAATCCTTATAAAAAAAAGGGGGGATTGCTCCCCCCTAAGAAAAGGATTAGTAAGAAACTGAGTGGATAATACCGTTGTAGCTTGGAGCGTGGACGATCAAGTCACCATAGAAGCGTGTATCTACGATATACTTGTACCCTGTGGTACTACGAATATCGAAATACTCTTTTCCGTCTGGTGATGAACGACGCTCAAAGAACTGGTTAGAGTGAAGTTTCAATGATCTCCAGTCCATCAAGTAGATGACATCGTCATCCATCTCTTGAACGCCGATCAATGTGAACTTACCTTTAACGCCAACGATGTCGATCTCAGTCCAACCATAAACACTAGCGCGAGTATCCTTCACGACATATTGACGGCCTTGACCGCCTAAGCCGTTACCAGTTTCGAGCTGCTTCATGGCAGAACCTAAGTGTTTGTACGACATAATTGCTTCTGTCGGGTTACCTTTGCCCAACACTTTAGAAGCAGTCCAGAAGTCAAACAACTTCTCGATTAGAGTAGTTGCTGTGATACCTGAACCGTCAAAGTTAGGACATTGTAGGTAAGGGTAAAGAAGCTTGTTCACGCCAAACAAAGAGGTTGAGCCACCGTTTGACAATGAAAGCAACTGACTCTTTAACGATGTGAAACCGTTTGAAGCAGTGGTGCCTCCACGAACAAAGAATTTGTCACCAGCGATTACACCAGCAGCGGCCAAGTCAACGCCTGCGCCTGACAAGTCTTTGTTTGGAACAAGTTCAATTGTGCTTTCATCAATCTTGATAGACTTGATGTAACCAGTAGCACGCAATGTACCGACAATACCTACTTCTAGGTACTGACCGATAGTCAAACGAGCTGGTCGGTCTACACCGATGATGCCTGCAGCCAAGTTATCAAAGGCGTTGGCAGCATCAAAGCTGGCCAAGTGAGTACCGTTCATCAATGCCATTGAAGCTACTTGCTTGAAATAGTCAACGAACACTTCTAAACGATCTGGAAGAATTTTCAAGAACGATGTCTTCATGTCGCCATGTTGAGACAAGTCGCGATCATTGAAAACCATTGAACCCCAAATCTCTTTATAAGAAGAGATTGTCCCTAATACTGGACGATCTTCTGTGATGTCGGCCTCAGCAGTTAATGCGCCGAAGGCGAATGAACTGGCCTGTCCACCCATGAATGGAAACTGGATTTCGCCGTTCTTCCATCCTTGGTCTTTGGTTACTTTGTTCAAGAAGTAGTCACGCTTCATGACTTCTTCAACCATAAGGTTGTACGGCATGTACTTCTTAAGCATGCTGTTAAATGTTGTATCTGTTGCCATCCCTGACTCCTGTTAGTTATAACCCCTGCGCGGCTGCGAACTTTCTTAGCTCGTCTAGGCTGGTTATCGGCTTATCAATCGCCGAAGCATTCCCGCCCTTCACCGTCGGCAGCGTTGGTTGTTTTGTTGGTGCTGCTTTATTGGTTGCTAAATAACTATAACGCTTCGCAATTCGTTCGACAACTGATTTAATTGGAGGCTCTTTACCTGTTCGCAAGTATTCAAAATGACCATCCTTGATCACTTCGTCAGCAAAATTAAGACCGTTCTTTTCCATAGCAGCAGCTACGGGACTGACAGTCGGAGTTGCTGCAAGCATTTCTAGTTCCCGAATATCGGACTCTACATTTGTTTCAACTACTCTCTGTTCATAATCACTAAGCTTTTGCTTGTAAACTTCGTTCTCTTTTTGCAGTCTGCGTTCACGTTCGACTATTTTCCGATCTTCTTCTGGCAGTTGTTCTTCCTTGAGCCTTGCCTGAACATAATCGAAAATTGCCTCGTCTTTTAAGCCGATAGCTTTCATCAGATCAGAGACATTTCCTTGATCTCTTAACTGCTTGAGCTGTTGATACCCAGCGACTAGCTGCTTAGACTGACCTTCAAGCTCTGAATATTTCTGCTTGTAGGCATCTAGTCCGTCAGCTTTTGTGTAAAGATTCCTGAAATACTCTTCCGACTCTTTGTCTTTGACTACGCTGGCAAGTCTGTCATCAAACTTGCGCTCTTCGTCTAGGACTTTGTAGGTCAGTGTTGGAGTATAGGCTTCTTCTCCAGTCGATTCAGATGCAGCTTTCGACCCACCCTCCTCTTCTGAACCCTGTGTACTCTCGACTACTTCCCCTGTTACGTCTCCTTCCATATCCTTCCTCCTGTTATTGGGCTTGCGGCCCAGTTATTACTTGTTCAGGTTGCGCCTGTCCAAGACCTTGCAGTATAGGGGCCTGCTGAACCTGATTGCTTTCGGCGTTCATTTCAGCTACGACCTGTGGTGGGAGATTCTCAATTGATTGAGTGTAAAACCCTTGTTGCTCTAATCTCTGTACAAGCCACTGCATAGAAGCAGAAGGGACTTTAATCCTTTCGACCCTCTGTGTCATTGGGTTATACCAAGATGCGTTAACAGTAATAAGGAATCCGCCGCTAGGTATCATCCCGAGGTTACCCTGAGTGATGGCGGATTTCTGTTCATCCATATACATCGCATGCTCGCTGCGTCTATTTACATACCCCTCTTGTACTTCGGGGTTTAAGAATCTGAAATCAGGCTTCTTCATTCTATGGGTTAGTGCGTTAATCATATACTCATGATTATCTTCTGGATTCGCTGGGATGTAAACACCTCTATCCAGCGCCAATATATCATTCATTGCGTTATCAGCATTGACTGTCAAGTTAGAGAACGTCCGACCCTCATTACCCATGGGTAAGTTTTTAATCAACTCACCTATTTGGTCTGGCCCTAGCTGATTGCCTGCATACTGGAGAGTTTGAGTAATGGAAAGTATCTTGCCAAACTTGCTTTCAATGTCGCCTGATTGTGGAATAAGTTTAAAATCATATCCGTCATCGGACATAGTCTTAAACTCTTCTATGTTCATGACCTCTGTTCTACCAGCAATTTTGATTACATGCTGGTCTGTCAGATATTTCTTGGCCATAGCTAGGATTGTTTTAAATAAGCTACGCTCAAATCTTTCGTACTTTGTAATATATGGTACGAATTTCTTTTTTTCTCTCATTGATCTGTATAGCAATTGGTATGGGTCGCCTAGCTGCTCTTTGTCTTCTTTGACATCAGACAGACCACAGGCTTCATACATCTCACTAATCTGAGATAACTGATAACTCATATACTGTTCACCAGTTCTTCCCGGCTGAACTGTAGGTGGCGCTCCAGATACTTTATAAACTCTGACGCCATCTACCTTCCCATGGCTGACGATCTTTGCACCCTGTTGGATGTAAACCTTATCATCACCGACCGTGATCTGATGTTCGGCCATCTTGCTTGCAGATCGGTTGATTTCAATCTGATATGGTCTGCATACCTTAATGATTGATATTCCTCTTGGTGTAGTTGTTAAGTCGTCAAACACTTGACCTATTAGCGGATAAATACCAAATGGCAATTCGTCTTCTGTGATTTTCATTTTATCGGTGAATAGAACATACCAGCCATTCGGGTTTACGATTGATGGCTTAACAAATAACTCCATCACCATGACCTGATCTTTGCGCTCTCTGTATTCACCAGTGTTAGCATCGAATAATTTGACAGTGCCTTGGCTTGAAGCTGCTACATTCTCCAGTTGATCTGGTGCCAGCTTGCCAACCATTAGCTTGAACTCTTCGATATCTACCATGGATTCGTGAATCCACCAGCGAGATTCTTCTTTGCTTCTGGCATTAGGGTCACGCTTAAGGTCAAAGCCAAACACTCTGTCGACTACGAACTCGCCAAGTCTAGACTCCTTGCCTTCTTCGTCTACGACCTTGGTGCCCTTACCGTAATCGAATCTTATCTTACCCCAGCATTCGCCAATGATTACTTGGTCGCTGACGAACTTATCACGAAGTTCTTCCCAGTCGTTTGTCTCTTTAACCCACCGCATCACAGAGTTATTCATCTCCGCCTTCTTCACATCCTGCACTTCGTCCTCATTGAACGGTACGGCTTGTGTCGACGGGTTCCCGTCCAGTGTGGCATTGATAAATATATTTGTGATTCTATGGATATGGTTCTTTGTAAGCCTGATTGATTGGTCTTGGCTTATAATTCCGCGCTCTCTGAACTGCTCGATCATTGTCCTGCTGCTCTGCGCCTTCTTGTAATGCTCGCCAGCTCTTAGCAATACGTTTGTGCGCTGCTCCGCGCATAGCTTTTCGTCGATACGCTTACCCTCTTCATACATCTTTCTGAGTTTTTCAAGGGTATATTCCATTCTATTGCTCCTGATCAGACATAAGTTTCTCGTACAGCAATGGGTCAACAAGCGCCAAATCTTCGACAGTATCAACATTTCTATCTGGCAATACTTCCCTTTCGTTCGGCAGTAGTTGCTGATTACCTAAGTGTTCCTTAATAACTGTTGGACAGTCTATATTAATTGAGATGTGTTGACCATCCTTGACTGGTAGCATTATAACAACCCTTCCCATATCCTTCAAGCTCTTAACCAGCTCGATAATCTCAGCCATCGAGTAGGTCGTTGAACTCCTGCATCTCTGCTGTCGCGTATTCCCCGATGATTGATTGGTAGTAATCCTCTGTCTCTTTTTTTGTCCAACCCCTAACTCTTTCTCCATTTCCATTCCCCTCTCCTTCACTGCCGACAGCGACTATATTACCGCTAGCAAGCAAGCTTTCCCAATCTATAGGTACAGTAACAAGAGCATATCTTAAAGCATCTACTAAATCATCCTTGTTCTTTGTCTTGTCTTTGTTATTTCCCAGCCCCTCAATCTCATGGACTAGCTTTAACCCCTCATCTTCTAGGTCTGTTGGGTCATAATTGATTTCAAGTATGCCCATCTTGAGCGCGGTATTTAGCGCGAGTTCACCGATGGCATGGCTCTTATTCGCCTTGGCCCAAGACTCACCAGCACGTTCTACGATTGTCCCGAAGTCTTTGGACGAGTAGTCATACGACTGCATGACTGGGGTTATGTTGCCTCTAAGCTTGGTATATTCCTTAAAGATGTCATCAGCAGTTGTGATTATGTTGTCCATCCTGCGCATCTTGAATGCTTTTATCTTTTTTAGGTCTGGAGATACCGCTAAAAAAACAATCCCTGCTGGGTGTGCATCACCACCACTACCGATGTCTACGCCTGTGTAGATTTGCCAGTTAGGAGGTGCGCCTCTGTAGTATCCGCCACCAGTTGTCTTGTGAAACGGTTTAAGATTGCGTTCTCTATCGAATCCTGTGTACTTTAGGCCACCAGTTTTGACAAATTTACCATGGACACGCCTATTAACCTCGGCTTGGTTCTTACAATTAGATATAACAGTGGAGATTCTCTGCTTAGTCCATCGACTCGGTGTGCCATCTGCATAATATTCGCAATCAAACATGGAAATTTGGCGCTTCCATGCGTCCGGCCACTTCTCTCCAGCGTTTCCGACCTCTTCGATCACTGAACGCCAGAACTCTTGGCCTATTGTTGCAGTAAATGCCATGGAAAAGTAGCCATCTGTCGCAAAAAGTCGCGCTTGTAGCTCTGGAAGTATGTTTTCTGGCAGTTCTTCGTCACAATCTATGGCAAAAACTGTACCAGATTGCAAATCATGCACGTTTTGGTTGTATGTTTTGAAGAAAATCTTGTATCCGCTGTTAAATTCTATGCTTCTAAGCATCTTATTCTGCCAAGTGTCCTTCCATCCGTACACTGGATGGTCTTTATAAGGGCCTCTTGGTAGATAGTATGGAACCCACTTCTCTTCAAACTCAGTGTTGGTGGTGTCTTGGTTCGGGTACAGATACCAACTGTATGGCATGGTCTTCGGGTTGATCTTGAACGCTTCCGGCCATAGATCATTCCATATATCTGGTCTTGTAGCTATGTCTAGCCTGTCCATGATCTGAATAGTCGACTTGCCAATCTGGTTAGCAGCACAGATCAATCTTTTCTTATTGAACTTCGCATCCTTGTATTGGAGCTGCCACTTGTACAGGTTCAGCCCATGCAAGTGCGGCAAGCCTTCAACAAGCTTTAGCTTATGTTCGAGAAGCCTCAGCTTTTCAGCTTTAACCGTGAGTAAATGTTTATCGTTATTCAGGGACACCAGTAACTCCGCCATCTGCCAATTTATGTACATGATCAGGAGAATCATTCTCAGTCATTGTCCTCTCACCTTCACCGTATGTGTGGGCATGGGTGTTATCCATCGCAGGAATTGCTCCGCTTGTAAGGCTTCCGTCTGGCAATGAGTGAACGTGATCGCTATTGTCACTATTGCTCATGCGTTTTAGTTGTTTCATATCTAATGCCATTTATGTCTCCTAGAATCCTCTGCAATATACCGTTCCAACTTTTCTTTTAATGAGTAATTTAGTTTGTACGCCTCTTCTGCGCATCTTGCTTTCTTGCTGGTGACTTGACCATACTTATTCCTCGTTGGCCCATTCGACGTCATCTCCTTCTCCAGCTCTGACAGTCTTGCTGTGACCAATGAGTATAGGTTGTAGATTACTTGCTCCATCTTCACCAAGCCTTGTTTCTAGTTCTTTAAGCCTAGCATTAATTTTATCCATGTCAAATCCTACGACCTTATCGTCTGAGCTTGCGTTGGAATTAATATTAATCTGACGCTCAACTGGCTTGCCCATTGACCTGTCTTCTACTTGTTTGATCGTTTGTAATAGAACAAATGCTTTCTTAGGGCATGTCTGAGTAATAGTCTCAAACTCGCCGTCTTCGTTCTTTATACGCTTCTGTACTGTGATTTCCATCGACATCAAATCTTTATATCTAGACATGGCCATATCGACCATGGTCATCATATAGCTGTCATATTCTTTATTCGGTAGAAGCAGCCATGCTAAGAATTTTTTGTTTTTCAATATCTCAGAAAAGTAAATCCTACCGCAAACGTCCTGATATATATCGACAGGCTTAACTGTTTTGCCTGTGATTCCGGCCTCGCTTATCCTTTCCCAGAATGAACGCTTGAGTGCGTACATAATATAACTAGGTCTAAGCTGCTTCTCCATTTCGTCTTCGCTTAGAGCCATGTCTTGTTCGGTCAATGAAGCTACGTATTCTTTTAGATTTCCCGTCAAGAATGACAGGATTCCCCCGTTGATAACTTCGCCCTGCATCTATCACCCCATAGGTAAGATAGGCATGTCTCCAGCGTTTTCCTCTGCTGGTATGTTCATGCCACCCAGCAAGTCTTGTCCGATGGCCACAGGCCCAGAACCTTCCGACATCATCTTCTTGATGAAGTCTTCCTTAATCTTCTCTTCTTTTTGCTGAGACTTCAAGTGATCTGATGCATTTCTTCTGTTATCTTTTTCATCATTCGCTTGAGCTATCTGTGCATCCATCATCCTTAAAAACTTATTCTTCTGCGTCTTCAGGTCTGATATCTGATTGTCGGTTTCAATCTTGGCTTTTTCGTTTATGAAATAGACACTGTCTAATAGATTGGCCATGACTATCTCCTGCCCTTCTTCATGTTCTTTCTGATTTTATCAATGGTCGTGCTTCTTAAATCATCCTGCACTGCGTTTAAATCTTGCATGGCCTTGAGGTCTTGTGCGCTCATTTCATTTTCATTCAGCATCTCCATGCGCTTAACTCTTGCATCATTCTCTCTTAAGCGCTCGTCCAATGTTGGAACTGGCTGAGCTGCCTGTGGTGCTTCCTGTGCAGCTGCATCTTTCTTCTTGCTTTTCAGAAGACTCCAAAGGACAGAGCCTACCCCTAAAGCGCCAAGTCCTACCCCTGCACCAGTCATTAGCTTGCCTCCGATGCTCATGCCTTTCTTGCCGACTTCTCCTGCAACTTTCTTGACGATCTTATCCTCTGCTCTTGCTATAGCACCAGCAGCACCAGTAGCAGCATTTGCTTCTTTTCTTAGTGCATCAATAGATGAAATCGGTACATCATCGGCCACAGTGAGCTTTGGTTTAGCGGTGGATTTTCTTGGAGCCTCTAGCTCTAGATTCTGTGGAATAACAGGAGGTAATTCCTTAGACATAATCGGAGCTATCTCTGACTGAATATCAGCAGCCCTTTGAACATCTGCTATAGATGATACGCCCTTTGGTATAGCTGGTGGAACATCAGAAGCTCTAACTAAAGCATTGTCTAATGAAGACCCTGCTTCTCTTAGTGCGTTCTTTGGTGTGTTGGTCAGCACATGTGGATTGGATTTGAAACGACCAACCTGATTATCTAAGTCTTCCATGGCATCCTGCAATGCTTGGATAGCATCGTCTGGGTCTGTCGCTGCCATGATCTTAGGGATATGTTTCTCCTCTATCATCTTCGCGATGTCGTCTGACATCTGGCCAAACACTGTATCGTTAACCCCGTTACCGCCGGGTATTTTACCAACTGTTTTATGGAACTCACCTAGCGAATTTTGATATGAGCGACGGACTTGATTGACCATCTTATCGCGCTTGCCTTGACTAATAGCCCCGACTGCATCGTAAGCAGCCTCGGCTGGGACAGGAGGTGGTACAGCGTCAACAGCTTTAGCTGCTACGGATGTAGGGGTTGCTTTGGTAACTTTTGGTTCTCCTACAGAATAGGGAGTCTCGGCAGAGCCTTCGTCTATGATGTCTTGGATAGAACTTATGCGCTCGTCATTAGTTAATGGCCTACTTGATAATGTTGCTCTTGCTCCATCAGGGCCGAATCCATCAGGCTCAATAGTCACATGCCTAGGGCCTTCTGGGAAATTGACAACTTTCTCTTGCTTTACCACTGGCTCAAATTTTAATGAATTACCATCGCTATCAATGCCATGTCTTTCGAGCTTCTCTGGTGCCCAATATTTGAGATCGCTAGGTCTAACTTCCTTGCCTAGCTTGGTGGTTATTTTTTTTTCAGCATCCCTGTCAGCTTTCCATTTGGCATGTTGGTGGGAAATGTCGCTGGGTTTGCGAGTATCTTCTGCTTCGTTTAAAATATCAGGTTGGTCGAATTTAATTGTCTGCTCCCCGGTGCCTTTATTATATAGACCATCCTTTACAATCTCTAAGATGCCTTGATTCTTCAATCTTTTATATTCTTCTGGGGTAAGGCCAAGTGCGCCTCTCAATCTATTATCTAGTCTTTTCTTTTGGATATATTGATTGGCAGCTCCAGCAGTGGCAGCTCCTCCGACACCAAAAGCGGCAGCATTAACTCTATTGTCTTCGTTCTGCTTGCGCTCTGCTGCTCTGCGTTTAATTCCTTCTAAACTGTTAGGGTCTTCAATGGCAGCTTGATCTGCGGTCATGCCCATAGATGATGGGACTAACGCCATGGCAGCTGGGTTAAGTCCTGACGCCATGCCCAATAGAGTCTCAACTAAATCCTGCTCTGCGTTTAAAGTCTCTGCTGATCTAGCTGTCTTCTTCTTCGCTGCCATATTGTTGTCTCCGTCTGTAAGTTATTGAATATACATGATATGATATATCACTAATTACTAAAAAGCAATACAGGCCATTTTTAAGGGTGGTATCCAGCCGTGTCAGCCATATAAAACCGCGGGGCAAACAAATTTTGTTTATGCACACCGAGTTATAGCTAATAGACTAGAGGCAACCTTAAAAGCCTGATATCACATAGCTGAAATGCTGCTATGCGTATCGAATCTAAGTTTCCTGCTTTCACTCTTACTAAGGTCGATTTACTGAGAAGCATGCTTCCCCCACCCACGACCACAAGACAAACACTACGAACAAACTTGCGTAAGAGATCAGAGTACATTCTTAGATATCCCATAATAGATGTGATGACATTAACGGGGCTAGCGTGGCCTGTGCGTAGGCAGTGTTTCGCTGAGCTGTGGTACGTCGTCATTTCCATCTTATGCCTATGTGGGGAGGAATTGTAATTGCTCTAAGTTTACAGCCAGAGCAGAGAGATGCTGATACCCACATTACCACAGAAGATCACATCTTGTTTTTCATGTCAATAGGTGTGATTATTAGATATCGCAGTGTTCCTCTCCGTCGCTGCGATGTTCCTTCATGATGGTGGGTAGGTCTGCTAGGATTGTGGGTCTACTCACTTTCATGAGGTTGTATGGCAACTAAAAAACATAATGAGAAGCGCAGTCAGCTTGTGATGAAGCGTCGCTATGATTCAGGAGATGCGCATGTGTCTATCTGTAGATGTGGTCGATACTATAAGAGCAAGCAGATATTCGTCCAAAACCTAACACGCAGAGTCAGGCCTATATACGCTTGTTATCAATGCACGCATCAGACGAAGCGGAAAGAGAAGGCGTTCGCTCGTATATCATCATTGCTGAGTCATGTGAATGAATAAGGGTAGGTATGATAGAGTGGAGTTCTGGAATCTCCGAAGCTTTGCCGATACACCATCTTAGTCTATTGATTAGCCGCATCGTGTCATTAGTGTCTGTAGGTAGGACTGTTAGGTTCATGCGGTTAGTTTAGCTTTTTTTTGGGGGTATGGGTAGGGCATATTGATGGGGGTGAAGCGGTACGTCCCCCACCCCCCTATCGAGCTGCGACGCACTGCCCTATAGACTAACCCTATATGCTGCACCGTGTCCAGGCCATTAGCCAAACTTATCAACTAACCTGTAACCCATCAGATATTCTACTTATACAATCCGCTAGCTCGCATGCTAGTCTGATCGGTTAATCATTCGATAGCTATCTGATTAGTAGATGATGGTCATATCATTATTAGATTGGACTGTGGGTAGGTGGGTAGGGTATATGAGCGAACGTGAGCATATAGCTATGTTTGTTTGATCCCTCAAACTCCTGTCTGCCTACCCAAACAATTGTTCACTTGACACGACATAACCGATCGGCTACACGACTGACCGCATAACATTCTACAGAAAAAAGTAGAATCTTTTTACATTATATACAAATAAAATAGTTGACGTTCCATATCTGCAAGCGTATAACTGCTTCATTGAAATTTGCTGCATCTATTGACTGCGGCAACTAACGGGAGATAGGACAATGAATAACTCATTAGATATGGAATTAATTAGACGTATTGACGCCCAATTCTCTATTTTAATTGCCGCTGAAAATAAGCGCATTAACGATGAACTTATTTCCAATCGGCCAGCAACTCCCGATCAAATTGCATCTGCAATAATTCAAGTTATAAGAGAGAGACAAATAGCCACCAAACTATAGGAGAATGACACTATGCGAAACATGAGAGACTCTCTGCGGCAGTGCGCCAAAGAGACCAACGCCGATAACGCTATACGGCATAAAAGATTAGCGAGTAGTAAAACCTTTACCTATTGCGACAATAATCTGACGCGATATGGTATAGATTCTAAAGGTGAGCTGGTCGAGCTGCACTGCAATAAAGATTCTGCTTCATTAGCGGACACTGAATTTGCTGCGGCGACCCATAGCTCTGAGTATCGCACATTCCAGCGACGCGATGAAGCAGCGCAGGAGTTACTGATACAAAGACTAGCTGCGTCTAAAGAATTAATGCACCTTAGCGCTATTGAGCAACGCAAACGCGCTGCGGCAATGTATAAAATGCTGATGGTGCAATCGGGCTTAGCTACTCCAAAGAAAGAAAAGAAAGCAAAGGTCTATGACACAGTGCAGCCAGCACCAGTCAAGCGCAACGCTGACACAGCGAGTTACTATGCCCTACTAGATAAGATGCAGCGCGTAAAGCTGCCATCTTCCCTAGATAGCGATATACCTGTGACACGTCGCAATGTACGACAAGGTGCATCAGATAGCGTCACGACTAGGTGCGTTGCCATGCCTGACAAGTATCGGGTAGGCGGAACGATGCACAATGTCAAAGTAGACGACAGTGAGGCTACCTACAACAGACTGCGTAACAACATGGCACAGCGCACGAGATGCGATGCGTCTAACTTTGAGTCATAGGGGGAATAAATGAGTAATAATAACAACCCATACTATACGGTATGGATAGGCGGTGGGGAATATAATTCATACTACCTAGAACTAGGCGACGCCATAAAACTAAGGGACTCTCTGGTCAAGCATGGGTATGACGATGTCATTATAGCTAATGCGGTAGGTGAGATATGGAACGGCTGAAACTTGACGAGTTATCACTAGAGGCAAAACGCAGGGCAGCACAGGACTGGCATGACGCGCTGCCATTAAAGGCACAGTGCATCGCTGTCACTTGCGACATCTTGGACACTATCCATAAACTGATACTGCCATACGGCAATGGAGAGTATAACGCGGAGGGTAAATTATATGCTGACCTTTAATCAGTTATCACCGAGAGCAAAGTTCTATGCTGCATTGCAGTACATTAAGGGCTGGCGAGAGACTCATGAGAGCGAAGAGTGGAGCGTGCTAGATGCGTCGCGTCTATTGCGTAGCGATGAAACCATGGTGTATGACGCACTTGGTAATTACATAGGAGAGAAACATGAGCAAGCCTGAAGCGGTTGCATCTGTAGTATTAATGGTGACGCTGTGGATCATAGTGCAGTTCATCTATATCCCAAAGGCACGTAACAACTATTGGTTCAATGCGTTATGGGAAGTAACCATATCCATGCTGGTAGTGTTGGGCATAGCTCATGCACTTGTTAGCATAGTGCGCTAGCTATACGCGGCGTTACTTATCGTGGAATGTGTGATAAAATATCAAGGTACCTTAAGTATAGTGCGTAGCTTGAGAGTTAAAAGAGAAGCTGTCGGATGACCTGACAGTTAAACATAGGAGAGTATATGTCTGACGGTAATAGACTGACGACAATAAAAACTAGAATCAAGGCGATCTTAAACTCCAAGGCTGATGGATACATAGAGGCTGACGAGTGGCTGATGTCTGATGTCCATGAGTGTGAGCAATTGGATGTCAATCAATGCCTATCCATGGCAGTGATGGCAGTAGATTAGATTTAAAGATTGGACAATTACGTCCAATGCTAAATAGGAGAGTATCAAATGGCTAAGAATGTAACAGTAGAAACAGTAGGTTCAACACCTAAGATCGTCACAGCTAACACTGTGTCGGAAGCAGTACGTCTGGCAGGGCTTGACCCATCAGGCTACAACTTCCAAGTCCATGGTAATGCTGCGGATGGTCAGACATTGCTTCGCGATTACGACCATGTGTTGCTAACTAAAGCAGTTAAAGGCGCATAGTTCTATCGCAAATGCCCTAAGTAATAACGCTTAGGGCATCTTCAAATTAAGTAGGAGACTTGTATGAGTAAAAGAAAGTATGAATCCTACTCTATTCGTGAGGTTGTTGAGAAGTATCCGCCGTTCGTCAAAGACACAGAGGTACTAGCGATTGCTGATTCCTTATTGTTTTTAAATCGAGCGACAATCAACACATCAGCTATCAATGACCTGTCATACTTCAAATGTTTCTACGTTGATAAGCTATTCACTGTAGAACAGGTCGCTGAAAGGCTGCACGAAATAAGAGTTAGTGGATTCGATAAGAAGTATATGGCAACCAAAGACAAAGCACCTATTGGTGTTGTCGCTATACCAGAAGAACTTATTTCCCAATGTGTAAGATCGAATGGCATAGGCGAGGCAAAGAATGCCGTAGTCAACGCTGTTGATCGGATGTCATCAGCTTCATTAGCTCTTAACACTAGGATTTCTGATTTAGCCATAGCAAGGGAGAGGCTAGCGACTGCCATTAAATTAGAAGAAGTTAACATAGCAGAGATGATTTACAATGGCATCGACGCTATCCATAAGGATGGCCATTGGAAATTCCTTGGGATATCAGGCGACAGGATGCTGACGTTCGTATCTGACTTCATCTATTTAAGGTATGAGGATGAGCAGATTCCGTTAGGTCACTACCTTATGAGGCTTGACCTTTATAGCAGAACATTGAGAATGTTTCCGCTTAGTAAGATGAGAGATGGATATTTCCATCCCCATCTATCATTAGATGGTAACCCTTGCTGGGGTGATGCTGCTCCTGCTGTGACGGATGCCTTTACCACTATGGATATGGTCACACTGACAAGGTTGAGTAGAGCATTACTCACCACCTTCGGACATAATCCATGGATTAATGTCACTGACCTTAAGGAAAACCTATCTGCGTTCCCTCGTAATTCAGTGGCCACTCATAGGCTAATGGAGAATACATGGACTTGGAATTACAGAGTCAACGAGATGCCTGACATTATAGCTTCATACTCCGACAACCCTCAAGAAATTAGAGAGATGTTGTTGCGTATGAAAGGCTATCTTTCCGCAGACTTTGAGGATGAAGTTGAGGATGAAGAGAGCGAGGACATGGCATCGAGTGGTGAATGGATTACGGAAGATGAAGAGGTAAGTTATGCAGATTAAAATAAAGAAAGAAGCGATGGATAAAATTAAATACTTTGTCGCTAAGTCATCGGTAGAAATATCAGGGCTAGGCAAGGTAGAGATTATCAATGGCGAGTTCATTGTCACTCATGTTGTTTTGTGTGAGCAAGTTAATACTGCCGCCACTACTGACATGAAGGAAGAGGACATCGGCAAGGTCATGTCTGAGATGAGAGGCATCAATGGTGCTGTCACGTTCTGGTGGCACAGTCATGTGAACATGGGTTCCAATATGTCTGGCACTGATTGGGCAACAATCAAAGACTTCGGCAAGAATGGTTACTTAATAGCTACGGTTATCAATAAGAGACATGAGATGCAGACTGTTTATTACCAAGGTAATATCCAAGGTGCACCTAGCCTCTGTATTGATAACGTCAATCTTGTTGTCGATGAGGTGAGAGATGATGCTCTAACAAAAGCTTGGGATGCTGAGTACGATGCCAAGGTTAAGGCTCCTGTCTATGCCTATGGCAACGGTGGCTACTACGGCAAGAACTACTACACAAACAACACAAAGTTCTGCCACAAAACAAGACAGTGGATTGCAGACGACGATGCTGTGGGAAAGAACCTACCCAGACAAGGGAACAAT